GTAATACAAAATGGGTACTATTAATAATGTGGTTTTTGGCTACACCAAGATTCAACAAGCTGACTTCAAATACGGTAGTAATACCGACAAGGAGTACACTGTTGATTGTATCGTAGACAAATCTACTGCTAAAGCTTGGAATAAGCAATTTCCTAAGCAGAAAGCGAAAGAGATTGATAACGAAGACTTCAAGCGTATTTTCAAAATTGATCCTCCGTTTGATGGTGATGAGCAGTTTGTTATCAAGCTGAAGAAACCAGCTCAGTACACTAAAGATGGTGTGTCTATTCAGATTCCAGACCAATACCGTCCACGAGTGTTTGAGAAGGGTGCTGATGGTAAGCTGATTGATATTACCAAGGATAAGTTGGTATCGAATGGCTCCAAAGGTGTTGCAAGTTATGAGGAGAATACAAATGATTTTGGTACATTTGCAAAGCTCAAAGCTATTCGCGTAGACGAGCTTATTGAATACAAGAAAGCTGGTGGTGCAACGTCTTATGATGAACTTGGTGAAGTAGCCAGTCTTGCTGATGATTTCTCTGGTGTTCCTGAGCGTGAGCTGAGCAGTGTACAGAAAGAGCAGCGTCAGCCAGAACCTGAAGAAGACGAAAGTGATCCATTGCCATTCTGATCTAACTTAGATTTAAAGCCTCTCTGAATAAGGGAGGCTGTTTTAAGGAGATTCATGAAACCTGATCCATCACACATCCCTCGTGGATTCATGTGTATCACTTGTGAACACAAACACAGGAAATGCAATCATCTAGACTTCACTAAAATGCAAGTGATCGGTGTTTTCAAAGATGATGGGACTCGTGAAGTTAAGTGTATTGACTATGTTAAGAAAGAAAATTAGGAGGAACAATGGTAACCAAAGTAAATAACAGCTATACTATCACTCTCACAGAAAATGAGCTTTACACCCTTCAAATTCTTCTTGGTTTTGTAGCTTGTGACCAAGAATGTAATAGCATCTCTGAGAAGCTTGAAGAAGTGAGTGGAGAATGTGTTGATCTGGAAGACTATGAGCGTGTGTCGTTCTCTGTTGAGAATATGGATACTGGCATTGTAATTGGAAAGGTAAATGAAGCAGAAACAGTTGTAATTCGTTTTAATTAATTAGGAGAGATAAATATGAAAGATAAACAAAACCTCTACTCCCGAGCTTACCAACTAGCTCAAGAAATCATTACTCTGCAAGAAGACTTGAAAGAGCTGAAGGGCGAATTTAGTTACGACAAGGAATACAATCCTGAAGGTTACGAAAAGAAAGAAGTTTCCAAAATCATTAAAGCTGCTGTAGCGAAAGCGAAGGAAGACGATCTGAAGACTAAAGCTGATGAGCTTAATGAGCTTCAGGAAATTCAAGAAACTTATTCGTAATTCTAAATAGCCCTGCTCATGTAGGGCTTTCTTTTAAGGAGAGCTATTATGATTAATACTCGAACTGAGCTTGTGATTGACGTAAGCGATTGGGATAATCTTGTTGTCGAGACGTATAAACGACCTTATAACTTTCAGCAGCAAGATGGTTGCAAAGACCGTCAGCGCGTAAGGCTCACTGTTCCAGAAGATGCATGGGACTATGATAATGAATCTATCCCAGAAGAAGTTAATGGTGAAGAAATGGGCGTAAGCTTCAAAGCTTGGCTTGAGCGTGACCCTAAACAAGAACTACCAAACGACAAGAATAGTCGGTCTTTAGAGTTATTCTGGGAACGTAACTTCTATCCAGATGTTCAGATGGTTGCCAACGATCTTTATACTAAAGGTTTGATTGAAGCTGGCGATTATGTTATTGATATTGACTGGTGAGGATTAATGACTAAACTACTAGTAATTGATGCCGATACAATCCTATACTCTTCAGCGGCTCAACAACAGCTCAACAAGTGTCTAGCCACAAATATTGAGTACGGTTCACAACGACTATTTGAATCTAAGACAGCCTTTAATAAGTGGCTTGAGACTAAAGAAGATCGTACAAAGGATATGTACACCTTTGAAACTGTCTCTGAGATTAAACCAGATGCAGAACCACGATTTGCTTTCCAATCAATTAAGCAGAAAGTCGATAAGATTGTTGATGCTGCCGGCTGTGATGACTTTGTTGTTTGCATTGAAGGAGAAGGTAATTTCCGTAAGGACTTCACTTCTCGCTTTATTGACTACAAGGGGCAAAGAAGTGCAAAACCCTTGTTGTTTGAAGAGTGTAGAGAGTTCTTTCTTAAGAAGTACAAAGAGAAAGTTATCTTATCTGAAGGAAGAGAGACAGATGACACTTGTAACATTCTAGCTTGGGAGAGCTACCATAAAGGCCTAGAAGCTAAGGATACAAGTAAGTGTGGTGTTGTTCTGGCGTTCTGCGATAAAGACCTTGCAGCTAACAGTCGTGGCTGGTTACTCAATTACAACAAACTTGAGAATGGAATCTTTTGGAATGACAGCTTTACTCAGGCATACAACTTTGCAACACAGCTTCTGATTGGAGATAGTGCAGATAATATCCCCGGCATTGAAAAGCTTTCTAAGACTACTAAGGAACGCTTTGGTATTAAAGTGGAAGGTGTTGGCCCTGCTACAGCTAAGAAGGTTCTTGCTGATTGCAAGACAGAAGCCGAGCTAGCATCTAGAGTGTTTGAGTGCTATTCTGCGATGTATGGCGAGGAAGAGGGCTGGGATGAACGTCTAGATGAAAATGGATTCTTCTTGTATTTGCTTCGGCATGACAAGGATGAATGGGATTTGAATCGTTATCTTAAAGGGACAATCTATGAGTGATCGTAAGCCGTGGCTTGAGTATCCCGAGCTGTGGAAGACAGAGGCTGAGTTCTGGAGCTTTCTTCGGGGGTGTCTTCGTAGAGGTCTGTGGGAGAAGTCAGCAATCAAACTCAAGTTCAAGAACGAGAACTGTAGTAAACCACCAAAAGATTACGCAGGTAGAGCTAAGTCTGGTACATATTGCGCATTGACTGGTGAGTGGACAGGGAAGTCTGCACTTGAGGTTGACCACATGGAAGGTCACATGTCTTTACTTTGTTGGGAGGATGTACTACCATTCATTAACCATTTGATTCCTGAGAAGGGTACGCTTCAACTAGTTAACAAGGAAGCGCACAAGATCAAATCGTATAGTGAAAGGATGGGGATTGACTTTGAGACTGCTCTACTGGCTAAGATGGCCATTGACCTTGAAAAAAAGAAACTGGATAGGCAGTGGTTAATCTCTAAGGGTGTTACACCAGCTAGTAATGCTAAGCTTCGTAGGCAGCAGATTATTGATAAGCTAAGAGAGGAGAAAGGCGAGTGAGCGTATCGGATACAGATTGGGAAATCCTTGAACGAAGGTTGACAGAAATCGAACGCTCTCTTGGAATCCTACAAGCTTATGTTGACACGAGTTTGAAAGAGAAATATTATGGAGCGGGTGGGATTGCTTACGCTCTAAGCTCTGGTAGTTTAGTTGATGCCGGCCTTCCCCAGCAGTGGCAACATACACATAAAGGAGAAGATAATGTTTAAGTCATATTGGGATAACTACTATAACGCAATGCTTGTAGAGTACTATTGCTTTTTATTCGTATTTGCACACTCTTCAGGGTTGATGTCATGACAGAGAAAATTGTCAACATGTTTGAGGAGAAACAAAAGCGTGCTTCCATCTTCTCTCTTGAACAAGCTTCTGCTGATGTAGCTGCCTATGAGGCTGTTGTGAATAAGAGCATTCTTGAGTTCTCAAGTTACGGAGTGTTTGAGAAACAGGAGTTGTACACGACATTGGCAAGATTCAATGTGGAATTGTTGCAGAAATTACTAGAGAGGAAACGAGATGAACAATGAACGTATGATGTTTATTCAAGATGACGATTGCCACTGGTATTTGATTCCTACTTCTACATATCCGATATTCAGACAACTTGAAGAGGCTGACGAGTATGATGCTTTTATTGAGAAGTTTGAAGAGTATCGTTGTGACCACCCAACCAGTTATACATTTGAGAGTGTAAGGAGCCTATATGAGCATTAAGAAGCTACAGAAGATTCTAGATGAAATTGATCATCCTGTTATGGTTGAGATTGTAGATTGTATTTGGGCACGCCAACCATGGGAAGTAAAGTGGAACTTGGATGATAGTAAGGAAGACCTTGAGAATGGTGATGATAACACTTACTCATGTGAGACTCGTGGTTGTTCTTCTGAGTATGACGGCTATCTTGTTGTAAATGGTGATACAGGTTGTGGTGAGACAGTTACATATTTCTTTAATCTGAGTAAAGAGGTGAAGTTTTGAGTTGGCAATTAGAAGCAATTAAACTACAAGCACTTGGCTGGAGTAGTCGTAAGATTGGTAGGACTTTGGGTAAAGGTAAGTCTACAGTCAATGACCTCTTTAAACGGTTGAATAACTCCTACCGACAAGGTTATGAGGAGGCTCAGCTTACAAAAGCTCCTGAAGTTGGTCCAAAGATTCTTTTTATTGACATTGAAACGAAGCCCATCCTTGCACATGTATGGCGACTGTTTGATCAGAATGTTGGTTTGAACCAAATCCAAGAAGATTGGTCTATCCTCTCATACTGTGCTAAATGGAAAGGAAGTGATGATGTAATCTATGAAGACTTGCAAGGCTCTGATGACTTTGAAGATGACAGTCGTCTGCTTGGTAATCTGTGGAAGCTCTTGAATGAAGCTGATATTGTTGTAGGTCAGAACAGTAAGCGATTTGACGTGAAGAAGATCAATGCTCGCCTTGTATTGAATGGTTATCCAAAACCAAGTACATTCCGACAGATTGACACATTGAACATTGCTAAGGCTCAGTTTGGCTTCACAAGTAACAAGCTTCAATACATGACAGATCAACTTTGCACTAAGTACAAGAAGCTTGAGCATGGTAAATTTGCTGGTCACTTGCTTTGGTCTGAGTGTATGAAGAACAACCCAGAAGCTTGGGCTGAAATGAAGCTTTATAACACCAATGATGTGTTGTCCTTGGAAGAGCTTTATGATATTCTCAGTAGCTGGGATAACACACTACCAAACTTTGATGTCTATGTTGATGAGATTTTGGATATGAGTGTTTGGGAAGAGGATGGGTTTCATTACTCCAACCTTGGTAAGTACAAACGCTATCGTAATAAAATCACTGGTGTTCAGCGTAGGAGTCGTGTAAACTTGCTTCCAAAGGAA